TCTGGCTGTACAGTCATGCTCATACGATCTGTTCCAGAGAACACTTCTTTTTCTTCGTACTTACCAAGGACATAGATGTTGTCCTTTTGGAGATATGGAACTAGCTTGAAAGCATCATACTTAGGTTCAACACCATAGTGCTTAATTACTTCTTTCATCAAAGTGGACTTACCAGATCCAGGCTCACCACCAATAGCAATAACTTTCATCAAGCCTCACATAAACATTTCTAAGTTGAATTTATCTTTTTGGAATAGCCCAGTGGCATCTAGTATGCCATTAAGATATAACTCCATCTTACTATCATCTATCTTATTAGTCAACAGCTTTTTATTTAGCGTTTCATTACGGGCGTCCCACATAGGTTGCCAATCAATTCCTACCCAACCATCGCTTTCGCACTGCTCAATTTCTTCAGCTTGACGGTCAAGGTAATATCCGAGATACCGCCCATGCTTTTTTCTAAACAGTTTCTTAAACGAGCAAAGGCAAGTTTCCATATCAAAGTAATCAGTGTTAGGAAACTCCTGCTTCACTTCTTGTAAAATCAAATATGATTGAGCATCTAGATATGCCAGCTGTTCGGCATCTAACTTCTTATCATACCAATCGTCTTTGCCAAGAGCCATGCACAAACCATTGCGGTGCGATCTTGAACCAGAGTAATCTTCAAGCATAAGACTATCTGGTTCAATAGGAAACCCACAACACTGCTTTAGCGTCTGTAAATAAAACCAAGTTGAGTAACGACCGAATTTATGAAAGTTAGTTTTTACTTCTTGGTAGAGATTTCTGAAGTTGAGTTTTGGGCTTCCTTCGACAAATCCTCTGTAGAAGGCTTGCTCTTGAGAGTTATTGCCAACCCATTGCTTGTAACTTTCAAACTGGGCTGGAAGATGACCTTTATTCCACTTGGTGTCAGTTTGATAACGGAGCCGTTTATAATTGTTATTGTTCCATTCGCGGAGTCGCTCAAGACCAACTAGCTCCATATCTGGGAACTCGTTCCAGATCACCCACGTTGTGGGTAGATAATACGTTGTACCATAGATCCAGGATATCCATAGCTTCTGCTCCTTATTATGTTCAAAACGATTGAACATATAATTGGTCATGAAAATGGCTGGGTCGCAGTCCTTAATGGACAACGACCACTTATACCAATTAATGAAGTCTTGCTTGCGCTGCATGTTCATATTTCTAATGTGCTATAATCAAATAGACTCATAAACTCATTGTGGCGCGATGGATGACCAAAGTCAAACTCTTTGTGTTTCTTTATTTTCTTAGAGATCCACTTTATTTTAGCAGCTTTGAGATCTGAGCTGTAGAGATTAAGTATTTCAGCTGCAGACATATTTTGCGTATCTTTAAAAGAGTCAATGCCCTTACTATTGATAGGCAAATCACAGAACATGGAATGGCTTATGGTTGTTCCCCAATAAGTCATTCCAAGTTTATCGTAGAAACCAAGAGCGGATTTGTTACAATCCAATCTGATGCTATTGGCTCCAGCTTCGACCGCCTCGAGGATATTACGATGTAACATTTCTCGAGCCGACCCCCTACCCCTACCAGATTCAGGAGTAAAGATATTTGATATAAAAAGAACTTTAGACTTCGCTTGACCAGAGATCTTCATAAAACACACAGAAAGGATTTCACCGTTTTCTTCTAGAACTCTGGGTGGCCAAGCATCCCAAGCTTTCATAAAATCCCACATTCCTATGGCAACCTTAGAAAACTTCGCGTCCTTTCCAACCATAGTATTATGATACTTTAGATATTCGTTTTTGTCAAGCGTTTTATATATCATATTGCTTCTAAAAATCTTCTTTGTTTTCCGAGCACATTTAAACCGAGCTTCTCAGCAGTCTCATTATCTAGGTTGCGATCGGTTCTTTGATACTTGGTCTTCTCCCAAGCCATATACATTTCGTGATCGTATGTAAAAGGCGGGAACTTGTAATCATAAGAAAAAAGAATCTCTTGTACGTCTGGTCCATTGTTAAGGGCAGCATCAATAAACGCAGTAGCAAACCTAAAGCTATCTTCAATCTCTCTGCGATCAACAGAACTACGGAAGCAACGAAACTCAATAGTCTTAGAATTCTTTAAACAATAGGTATGAATGCCGTATCTGAATGGGCGAGATAAAGTCTTAGCGTCTTTACCACAGCAATGTACACGAAGCCAATCTTCGAAATCTACAGGGACAGTTGCTAGATTATTAAGCAGCCAATCAGGAGCAATGCGTCCACCGTCATGCTTAAGATATGTCTTAGCAGTTTTAGTTTGTTCCATGTTAGGATAAACTCTAAACTGGTAGACACGTTCCATAGTAATGTGTTGATTATCTTTTATGTAACGCATCAATCTTTTTAATGCGTCAATGTCTTCTGTAAGACCAGGAACGTGGATATGCAAATGCCCATGGTTTACACATCCAGTTGTTGGAGTTGTGCCATGCGCATCGAATAGTTCCTTTACCTTCATAATATTATCGACTTGATGCTGCCAAGTCTTTGTTGGTTTCATATTAATCTCTCCACCAACTGGAGGATTAACACCCTTCGGGTCAGAACCAAGACCACGATAAGGTTCCCGCATATTAATGATATCAGTTTCACAATATTCCCAAGATCCAAGTTCTTCAGGAATAGGCATATTGCGATCAATATCGCCCCACTCTATTTCAAATCCATAAGTGAAAGTATTTGGGTCATAGTGCTTCATTGTAAATCCTCAATGTTAAATGTTTCCTTTAGCCAATCACTTTGTGCTACTGCAAAGTGTTCAAGCCCAAAGTTATTTACATTATAAATTCTAAACATATCTGTCTTGATTGCGAAAGGCACGTTAGACCTAGCCAAAATATCCTGCGTTGAAGCAAAGATTGTAGCTCTGTCATCGTGGTAATAATAGAGTGGACGTTCATGGTTACGAAAAGCGGTCAGTCTTTTATCTGAGTGAATGACACAAACCGCCATACTTGCAGGATGAAACACCTGTAATGGATCATCATTGTTTTCATAAGCTCTAAGAACAAGCTCTGAGTCGTTAGCAGTTTCAGTTACGTAACCATACTTTTGAGCCCAAGTGCTAGGAGGTTCTTGGGATATGACTCCGTTATGGACAATGCCCACCTTATCAGTTGCAAAAGGCTGATTGTAACGTAGATCTGAAGTGCTATACCTAATGTGACCAATACAATAAAGATTCCCATCTTCATTTCTCCACGTTTCTAGATTTTGCTTGCGTATAAACTCATCAGCAGGAACAGGTTCCTTAATTGTATGAACCTTTTTATTCTTTACATATGACACACCAGTTGCATGCTTACCGCGAATCATAGACTGCTGAAAGAGACTACGGATTAAACCATAGTCCCTCTCAGTAAAGTCAGCCATTACAATGCCGAGAACTCCACACATTAGAAGAATGCGTCCAAGCTCGCTGCTGCTTCCTTTGCGTATGGGTCAGGCATGTTATGCTTCTTCATATAGTCATACCACTCTTGGTCTTCCCACATTCCTGGGGACACACCATTCCACAACGGTCTCTGGAGCTTATGATCCTTGTTTGTACGACGCTCCTCAACAAACTGCTTGCGAAGCATTTCATAATCCCACGACTTAAGATCAACCATCTTTTCGCGGAAATAACAAACAAGAGTCAAGCGATCATTATCGTCGCCAAGCAATGCATCGTTACCGTGAATGCCACCGTGATTGTTAACGAGCAACATATCTCCAGGTTGGAGATCAATAGCTATACGATACTCGGGAAGAAGAAACTCAGCACCCTTCCAACCCTTACCTTCAGGACCAGTGATGCCACAGATGTTAGAGAATCCTTCGTGAAGATCTCCAGCATCGCGATGACAAGCTGTACGCCAGTTATGATTGACAGTCAGTGTCGTGAACACAGTTTCATCAACAAGGAATCGCTTGTCTAGCTTATCTGCTTCGCGGCGCTGATTACCCCAACGAACAGGCAGCAGTTCCCTGAACTGATCATTCAGCTTGTTGAGATAAGGAAATGCAAGCTTGAACTTCTCTGGGTTCTTGTCATTGTATGCACAAACGCGACCATGAGGAATACGAGGATACCTATCAAAGTAACCAGCAATACCCGACATAACAGACTGCGCATAGTTAGTGTCTGAAATGTAATTCTTGATTACATATTGTGCTTCAACAATTTGTTCTTCTCGGGAAAGGTTATGAATGCCAGCAACCCACTTATCAAACCAACCGTGATATTCAGGATACTTCTTAGTTACTGCTGAACGAAGCCAAACTTGACCACGAGTTTCATCCTTTGAACCCTTCTTATGGCTCTCACGAATTGATTCGATAGTTGTGCCATCTTCAAATGTATTCAAAGGACGAGCCAAGAAAGAAAGAATTTCCAGCTGCTCCGGAGTTACCCAGTCACGATTGCCGCGACCTTCAGCACCAAGCTGATCGCCACGAGGACCAGCAGCCATACCACGGTTCTGTGATTCGGTTGCAGCATCGCGAAGACCAGCATATGCCATGTCCATTTCTTCTTTAGTGAAGACGTTCTTCCGAAACCTGAAGATTACATTGTCTTCACTGATCTTACCATCAATAGATTCCGCATAAAGATCGCAGTCATCATTAATGATCCTGTCGGCATAGTCGGCGCAAGTGATAAAAGATCCAAGAGTTTCTTCTGAATCAATTTTCTTTCTTACAAGTACTTCAACCATTTATTTCTCCATGTTTGTATATGTACGGCACTTCGTATATATACGAATCATAATACAATTTTGTATTTTTGTCAAGCTTTAGCTATACTTTTTTAGAATGGCTTCTATGTTGGCTGGTTGCCATCCTTCAGGCTTTTGAATCTTGCCATCCTCGCGACGAATGACCTTACCATCAATTAGCTTAGACATATTCGCCTTGTGAACTTCTTCGAACACTTCGTTGAGTGGGATGCCATAAGAAACAGCAGTACCGCAAGCAATGTAAATAATATCTGCAAGTTCAGAAGCAAGATTTACAAGATCGTTTGCCTTCTCTGCCTTCTTATATTCCTTGTACTCTTCCTTCATAAGCCTCATACGAAGCTCGCGCTCATTAGCATTAGGCAAGAAAGGGTGATCGCCAACCCTCTGACCAAAAGCCTGTTGAAATTCCTTTACAGCAGCAACCATATCAACCATTAGTTATTCTCCGTTATCCAGTTAGGTGGGGTTCTATTAGTCCATTTGTGCATTCTAGACTTACCGACCTTGTAGTAGTTACGATAGTTTACAAGGGGATCGTCAGAAACTTTGTACTCGTCTGCCATAGCCGAAGGCATAGGCGTCATATCGTATTCTTTTAAATTAAAAGGTGGCGACTGAAGCATATAGCTAAGGTCGCCTTCAACCTTGTGATGCTTGTTGTAACGATGAGTGTATTCGTTAAGCAATGCAAACATATGGTCTGCGAGCCAGTTATAATTTTCTACAGACTGACGACACCAAACAGCGGAAGGATGATTGATGTGAGTTGCGGAATACAAAACTGGCTCGCGAGAATCTGCCAGGATCCAACGCTTTACATTACGTCCTGTTGCAGATTTACCTTTGGTCTCGATGCCATCGATTACACGATGAGCAGTTGACAGAAGCTGCGCAGATTCAAGAATCATCTTGACTACGTGCTTGTCTACCATCCACACAGCTGCCTGTACAGGGTCTTTATCAATGTAAAAGATGTTCACGATTTCCACTTCCTCAATGCTGTGTCACGATGATATCGGTTTGCTCGATTATAAAATACAACGCCATTTAAATGATCAAGTTCGTGTTGGAATGTACGAGCAGTCATTCCAGTGAACGTCTTAGTCATTGTCTCACCATTAGGCACAGTGAATCTTACTCGCACGTGCTGTGGTCGAGTTATCTTAACTAACAATTTTGGATAAGTCAAGCACCCTTCTTCCAATTCAATCGTCATTTCTGATGGCTGAACAATCTTAGGGTTATAACAAACAAAGTTTTCAGGTTCTCCACGCATTGCAAACACACGGTAAGGAACTCCAACTTGATTTGCTGCTAAACCAATACCATTACTGTCGTACATAAACTTGATTAAATCTTTAGCAAACTGTATTGGATCGAATGGAGGATTTTCAAAATCAAACTCTTGACACGGAGCAGTCAAGATTGGATCATTATGTTTTACTAGTTGCATTATATAATCCTGCTGAAGTTCTTATGCTTTTCAAATTTGATGACCTTCTCGAACTTGTCGTAGAGTTGGTCCGTCTTATGGCTTATTATAAACGTGTTTGTATCTTTAGTCAAGTTGTTTATTATCTTTAAGAACTCTTCAGTTCCGTTAGAGTCTAGCGAACTATCAAACACTTCATCCATAATAAGAATGTTGGTATTGATAGAGTTTCTCATCTTAGCAATAGCACGCCAAGTGAAGAGAATGGCGAGATTGATGCGCATCTTTTCTCCCTCAGAGAAAGAAGCGTAACTGAATACATCGCGATAACGAGACTTAATCGTTTCGTTAAACTCTTCGTTCAATTCAAACTGGCACATAAACTCCATTGAAGTAAGATACTTGTTGATCAACTTGTTAATAACAGGAATGTACTGCTTAATAATCTTTGCTTTGATACCGCCGTCTTTCAAAAGGCTGGCAGCAACAGATAAAATATTGCGCTCTTCCATATGATCATAGTAATTCTTTTCGATTTCTTTAAGCTGCTTCTCTAGCTCAGGGACTTTGTTGTCTTCTTCTGAAGATATCTTTTTATCAATTGACTGTATTTCTTTCTCTAAAGTTTCGCGGTATTCTATCAACGAGTTTATTTTTGTTTTAACTCTGCTGATCTCAAGCTTGTTGTCGTTTATCTTGTTATGGATAGACATAATCTCATTAATACGAGTGCTCACTTTTTCGTATTCTTCGCTGAGTTTTTCTAGCCCTTCCTGAGTTGTTTTAATTTCAAGTTCTTTTGTTGTTATAGTTTCGTTTTTAAAGTTGTCATCAATCTGCTGCTTACAAGTCGGACAGTTATCATACTTGTGAAAGAAACCAACTTCCTTGTTAAGAATGTTAAGATTGGCTTCAATCTGATGCTTCAGCTGACTAAGCTTGTTCATCTTTTTAGACAGTGCTTCTTCGTCTGTTAAAGAATCCTGAAGTTCTTTGCGAGCGTTTTCGTAAGTCCAGTATTCATCATTCAGCTTTTGGATCTGATCATTAGTTTCGGTAACTCTAGCTTGCTTCTCTTGAATAAGCTTTTCGTTATTGTTTTGAAGTTCTGATAAATGCTCTTTAACGAGGATAAGCTTTTCTTCAACCAACTTTTTTTCAGAATTATAAGATGTAATTTTTTCTAGATTGAGCAGCATCTTATCCTTAAGCAACAGGTTCATTGTTGTAAAGATCTGTAGGTCCAAAAGGTCTTCGATAATTTCTCTACGCTGGCTGGCTGGAAGCTGCATAAATGGCTGGAACGTAGCCGAGCCTAGAACAACTACCTGACAGAAAGATTTATGGTTTACCTTAAGGATTTGTTTTTCTAGAATCTCTTGATAATCTTTCATTTCAGCAGATTGATTCATCAAGCTGTCGTTCTTATAAACTTCAAAAGCGTTTGGCTTCATTCCGCGAACAATTTTAAAATTGTTTTGACCGATGCTAAACTCAACTTCAACGACTAGCTGTTTCTGAGTAATTGTATTAACAAGCTGTGGCTTATTAATTTTGCGGAAAGGCTTGCCGAAAAGAGCAAATGAAAGAGCGTCGAGGAGAGTAGATTTACCCGCCCCGTTCTCTCCAACTATCAATGTGGTTGAATTCGCTGAAAGGTCTAGTTCAGAAAATAAGTTTCCTGTTGATAAGAAGTTTTTCCAGCGTATTTTTTTAAAAAAGATCATACATCAACCGATGAAATAACACCAATGTTCTTAGCATCAGGAAACGCATTCACAACCCAATACAGAGCAGCACCGCTAGTGTCGGTAATAACCTTAGAGTGATAAACAAAACCACCAAGTTCATACTTAACCAAAAATTCTTTCATATTAACCTCACTCAATGCTAAGAGCTTCGTTATAAAGCTCAACAATTTTATTAGTCAGTTTATTTTTATCGAAGTTTTTTGCCTCATAAGACTCAATGTACTTCTTAAATATATCTAGTGTTGATTCAGCTTCATTGATAATTTCTTGATCGTCTTCAAGATCTAGATGCAGGTTATCTTCTACTACTTGAATCTCTAGAGGATTCTCGCTCTCTAAGTTTTCCATAAACTTATCGAACCAATAGTAGTTTGTTTTATTTGTAATTATAACTTTTAGGATACAACCTTTGTACTGCTTGTAATCAATCTTTGTCTGGAGGAAGTCGTGATCAGCATCATTGTACCATATCTTCTTGAACATCTTAAAGGGGTTTTCAATAAAAGTCAATTCCCTAGTAGCAGTATCAAAAATATGGAAGCCACGAGGATCATCAAAATCCGACCATGTAAATTCGCCGTGACTACCAAGATAGAATATATGACCATCAGAGGAGCGGTGATGATAATGACCAGACATAACAATGTCAAACTTACTAAAGTTATCGCGATTGTCACCGTGAGAAACAATGCTTCCCCTATACATCTCGAAGCCTTCGATTTCCAGATGTCCCATTGCGATCTGGGCTGGCGTATTTTTGATTGCATCAACTACTTGGCTCCGATTATCATCGCAAATCCAAGGGATGAATAGGATAGGTATTCCACCAAAAGTAACAGATTGGGCGTGCTTGGTGTAAGTTTTAAAAGAAGGGTACGCATTTTCCACAAGCTCCTTGATAGAGTTAACTTCATTTGTATTCTTAAAATAAGTGTCGTGATTTCCAGCGATAATATGGACTTCGAGATCGCGTACCTTAAGTTTGTCAAGAAAATCTTCCCTTAATCTGCGTGCTGTATTTATGTTAACGTACTTACGCCGATCAACAAGATCACCCAAATGAACAATAGTGCTAATGTTGTTCCCGTCAATATAGGGAAAAAAGACCTCGTCAAGAAATCTCTTACTGTTGTCCAAAAATGCGACGTTGTCATTTCTTACCCCCCAATGGGTATCAGTTATCAGTGCTATTTTTGTCATTATCTTCTTCCGAAAACTTTTCAATACCTACAATACTACTAGGCTTTTTAATTTTAGTCAATTTATTTTCGTAGCTTCGGACAACCTCATCAGAATATTCGTTGGTCTTAATTTGGATTGATGAATGCTGCCAAAGATCATCTAACAAAATACTGT